CCGGATAAGCATGATTGCTGGTCTTTGGTCAGGACAATCCGCCACGAACTCCTAGGACTCCCGCTGTTGCCTTCATTCGGCCATGTACGCCATACTATGCCAAAGGAGTTTACAAAGGCTTACGAGACAGTAGCAAAGGGTATGCAGGAATGTGAGCCAGAACAAGGAGCGATTGCCGCAGTATTCAGGGGTAGGATATGCGTACACGTTGCAATAGTAGTCGAGATTGACGGCAAATTGGCAGTAGTTGAAATCAATCCGAAAACTAATTGCAGATGGCTATCATTGGCGGATTTCGAAAAAAGGTACATGAGGATAAAATACTACCGTGATTAATATCTATCCCTCAAATATCGAAGGTCAGCCGATTGAAACTTATCGGATTGAACAGCCGGAAACTATCGAAGGTTGGTTGATTCGCAACGTCCCTTCTTACGAAGTCAGGGAACAGCCGCCTATATCAATCACCCTGAATGGAACTTTGATACCTCCGAGTGAATGGGCTTCTACTGTTTTCAGGCCAAAAGACACGCTTGATATTTGCCCTGATCCGCATGGACTAGATCCGTTTTCTTGGGCGCTGATCATTGCCGTTGTAGTCTCTGTTGCCATATCTATCACATCAATGCTGATGGCGGGGAATGTTCCCAAACCTTCACAAACAAAAAAAGGAAACAAGCTTGACGAGTCAACAGCCAAGGGCAACAGGGTAAAGCTTAACGATATAATCCGAGAAGTTGCCGGTACGTTTAAAGTATATCCCGATTACCTCTTACCTCCACATCGGTACTTTGTTGACGGTGTAGAATCATGGTCCGAAATGCTTTTATGTATAGGCAAAGGTCAGTTCAATATCCCTCCCGAAACGATCCTTATTGGCGATACCCGCATGGATTCGCTTGAGCTTAACGCGGATTACACAATCTATCAGCCAGGAGCAGACCTTTCAGCCGTATCCGCTGCCAGATGGTTTCATTCAGCGCCGGAAGTGGGCGGCACTTCCACAGGGAAATCAGGACTGGAACTTAATGCCACGTATGTTCTTGGGGAAATATCTTCTGCCAGTGCTTACACGTTTAACGGAGATGTTATAACGATACCGGAAGGGGCAGGGGAGTTTCCTGATTGGCCGGTAAATTTCATTATCACCATCGAGCATTTTTTGGATTACACAGTTATCGAGGGGTGGAGCGATAGAGATATTATATCAGGCGACTTATCCGGCCTTGCTCCATTTGCCGGGATGGTTATAGAGATTACCGGCGAAAATGAAGGGAATTATGTCGTAAACAGCGTGGAAACCGATTCTGACGGAATATGGTACATGACGTTGAACTACCCCAGCGGAACACAAGTGAACGGGCTTTTAACTGGCATAAGGCGCATGAGCATCGGGTACAAGGACCAGAAGTACAAAATCACTTACATTAAATCCGAGTATGGGATTCCAAGGGATGAAATACACGTTGACAGATTCACAGACGAGGGAGTGATAGACGCAGGATGGGCGGGGTTCACCTTTGCAATCACCAATGACGCGATAATCGCCATTGACGCATCAGACCAAGAAGGGGAATGGGCTGGACCTTTCGCGGCGTGTCCTAGTGGTGAAGTGACCGACACGATCGAATATGACGTTATGTTTCCGGGTGGAATTACGAAAATATCAACAAAGGGTAATCTACTCCCGATCACCGTTAAAACCGAACTGCAATGGCGACCTGTATCCGGTGGAGAATGGGTATCAGTCGTGAAAGAGTTTGCCGGCGCGACTCTTGACCAGCTTGGATACACAGAGACGATTGCACTAGGCGGCATGTACAGGCCGGAAGTCAGAATGCGACGTATCGGAACTAAATCTACCCTTACCAGTGTTCAGGATACAGTTGAATGGTATGGGCTTAAATCAAAGCTATTGCCTCCTACATCTTATGCTGGTGTTACCACAATGGCCGTCAAGATCAGGGGCGGGGATAAACTCTCGGCCCAGACTGATAGCCAAGTCAGCACGATAGTCACACGGCTTTTGCCGACACGCTCGGCGGGAGAATGGACAGAGCCTGCGGCGACACGTAGCATTATTCCTTGGGTGGCCTATGTCGCTAAATCCATGGGGTACACCGACGAAGACCTCGACCTTGTTTCCATGGATGAACTTGACACTCTTTGGAATAGCCGTGGCGATTATTACGACTTTTCTGTTGAGGATTCGGGGACAGTGAAAGGAGAAATCCTTTCTGCCTTACGTGCCGGATTCGCTGACATAACTTTGAACAGGGGCGCAATAAAGCCGGTACGCGATCAGGTCCGCACTGTTTACGAGCATATGTATACCCCCCAGAACATGACGGAGCAACTTTCAAGGAGTTTCACAACTCGGCAACCGGACGATGTTGACGGTGTTGACGTGGAGTACATCAATTCTACCACATGGGCGAAAGAGACAGTTGAATGCAGGCTCCCAAGCGATGCAGGCGTAAAGGTGGAAAAGATCACGCTAGAGGGCGTCACAGACCGCACACGGGCATGGCGCATTGGCATGAGACAGCGACGTATGCACAGATACCGTAGATGGTCTTATGAGTGGTCTACAGAACTTGACGCGCTGAACAGCCACTATCTTTCATTTTGCGCCGTTGGAGACGATGTTCCCGGGTACAGTCAATCTGCGATCCTCCTTGATTTAACCGATACCGGCACAGAAATATTGTTGAAATCCTCAGAGCCTTTCACGTGGGTAGACGGTCAAACTCATGTAGTGGGCATACGCAGGCAGGACGGTACGCTTTCAGGGCCGTACACAGCAACGAGAGTCAGTGATTACATTCTATCGGTTGAGTCAATCGACTTCGAACCAGACACGACATGGACAGTTGAGCCTCCTCATTTGATATTCGGAACGGTTAACAGATGGAGTTATCCGGTATTGGTGACCTCGATATCACATGGCGGGGATAATAAGGTTTCTGTTGAAGCGAGTAACTATGACGTTCGATGCTATTCTGATGATGACAATACACCATAGGAGGGGATATGGAAAAAAAGTTTGAAGCCGAACGAGACGGAACGGGCCGTAAGGTTTACGACCAAGAATGTCAAAAACACAGAGAGTTGACCGACACGTTGCAGACTACCGTTGATAAAAGTTCTGGTCGATGGGTGGCTATGCTTTGGTTTCTAGGGGTTATAGGGATTGTGCTTATGTCGGGGCTCACTGTCTTAATCACAAAAACCACAGATATTCAGTCGAGTCTGAATAAAAACGATATTGTGAATATGCAACATGCAGAACGGATAGAAACCCTCAGAAAAGATGTAGAAGAAATTAAATCACGCAATCGATATATAGACCAGCAAGGCAGCATTAAAACATTAATGGATAAAACATCTAATCAAGTGGGGGGATAAAATGGCATACGATACCGGCAATCCGATAGGAAGCACAGACGCGCGGGATTTATCAGATAACGCTCAAAATCTCGACATAGCTGTAAACGGCAATCAGGCGAGATGGACAGATAGACTAGGCGTGTCCCGGCCTACATGGGCAGGCATGTCGCATTACAACGATATCGGGGCTTATGCCGGTGGGCTTGAAATCACTGGATACAACGAAATATTTATTTACAGTGGGGAATATTACAGGGCTAAAGCGTCAACCGTTTTGCCATATACCACAATTGGCACATGGTCAACAGATGATGATTATTTTGTATCGATCGGGGATGCGGCACTTCGTCAGGATATAGTAAATAGTGCTGATACGACAATCGGACATTATCGGAACGCGGTGAACTGTAACCAGTACGGCGGATTGAATGCGGCTTTTGCGAGTTCTGACACGCTCGGAAAAATCATTGTAGTAACCGATGCTCAGGCCATGACAGCAAACATTGACACGGCAGGCAGGGGGCTTGTGGTTGAGTATGGCGGGATGATTACGACTACAGCGCACACATTAACGATTGCTGGACCGTTTAAGGCTGGGCGTTATCAGGTGTTTGCGGGTGATGGCGACGTGGCATTTAAGGGTGGGCTAACAGTCGAGGCATATCCCGAATGGTGGGGAGCCGATCCTTCGTACATTCCCGGTACTGATACTGGGGGAGACTCAACTGCTGCATTTCAAAAATGCGCTGATAGTCTGTATCTGTCACAAGATCGACTTTTAACTGATACAAATAAGGTCCTCCGTACTATCGCGTTTATTATTTCTGGATGTTATAAAATCACCAGTACCGTGATAATAAGCGGAGATTTGCAAATGAAGGGGCGTACCGCTGGCGTATGGGTGTCAACTCCTATGATTGTGCATGTACCCCTAAACACAACCGATCCAGCAATTACTTTTAGATTTGTCGGAATGTCGTGTCGAGTCGAAAATGTGAGTTTTTCACTCAGATCCACGGTTGATATCCCTGGATCATATTTCTTCTACAATCCCGCAGGGGGTACGACTTCTCTCTATTTCCATCGTAATCATATCGGGGGATATTACGGGAAAGGCGCTTTCCTGTATCTCGAAAGCGTTGATGATGTGGAAATCAGCGGGAATGTTTTTGATATATCTAGCGAAACTAATGGAACCGTACGGATTGACACTGGTACGAATATTCGTATATCAGGGAATGACTTTTTCAGAACAACAGTAGGTATAAATCTTACTACCTCATACAGTGGGGTAGTAATTAACAACAATACTTTTTGGGGGGCAGTTGGCGGGACCGCACCTAACAGGGGGGTATTGTTGGACTGTTCAGCTGCATCAGATGTTACTATATCAGGTAACTCATTTAGAGGGGTCAATAATTCAAGTGACAACCAAGGCGTGTATATTAAAGCTAGTACAGCAGAGCTAATAATCAATAGTTCAGGTAATACATTCAACACTTACAGAGAGGCTTTCTATTTTATAACAGGCTCAAACCTAGTCACTCTTAATTCTAATGGTGATTTTTATAAAGATTGTAAGCAGTATCTAGGGGCTTCAGCAGTAACAAACGCAAATATAAGGGTTAAAGGGGTAAATGGTAATGCAGGAACTTTTATCCAAGACCCATCAGACACTTCGCTGTTCCCTAATATGGAATTTGATTTAAGAGGGCGAGGTTACATCTACCCTGTCCCGGTGGAATATAATAGGGAGTTCCGGTCTAATACACTAGATTCCGCCCCAGGCGGTACTACCTTCACAATATATCCACTTAGTTTTGTTGCTCTGACATCGGGACAATATGCAGCGTTTAAATTGTATATCACCACGATAATAACATCAGGAGGAGTTGACTATACATATTATGGTGAACACTTGTGCAGTATCAGCAACCTAAACGGGTCAGTGACGTTTACAACCGACATAGTTAAAGAAAATAAGCATTCGTATATAACAAGCGTTACTCCATACAATACACTTATAGGGCCATATCATGTGGTTAGGGGCAATGTAGTCACAAACACAATGGCTGCTCCCTCTTCAGTAAGTACTATTATTAAGGTAGAGATTATTTCAAACAGTGCAGGCGTGGCGGCTAAGATATGACCTCCGGCCAAATGAAAGAATGTCCTATTCATGGGTGGGTATTGAAGAGCTTTGACTGTAGCGATTGCAAATTAGATTGCAGCAAAAGGAGCGTTATTGATGGACAAAAATAGAGTGATGAAAACGCTGAAACAGGACGAGGGTTTCAGAGCTAAAGCATATTGGGACGTGAAGCAATGGACGTTCGGATATGGATGTAAAGCTCCAGGTGAAGGGGCTACTATCTCAAAAGAAGCGGCGTCCATCCTTCTTGAGGCCCACCTTGATACTGCTGTTGCTGGATTCAAGAAGATGTTTAAAGGACATGAATCCAAGTTCAACGAGTGCCGGGAAGAGTGCTTCATTCAACTGATATTCAACATGGGAACCGGCAGGCCGGACGGACCGGAGGGGCTTTACTCCTTCAAGAATACTCTATCTTTCATCTTCAAGAACAAAGAAGTACCGTGGGACTCTGTAGCCGGTGGCCTAAAGCGTTCACTTTGGTTCAGACAAGTTGGCAAGTCCGGTGATACTGACGGAGCTGGACCGAAAGAAGGGCGCGGGGAAAGGATTGTTCGACAGGTTGCGACGGGGCTTTTTTAAATTGGCCGGTAACTCATTCATTTTGACATGCCGAGTGTGTGGCAAGAAAGCCTTACATCATCGGTGCGAGAAAATAGGCGCCTTAATCATCTGGTATGCGTGTTGCCGTGAACATCGTGAAGTACAACCAAAAGGAGGAAGTTATGTTAAAGGATCTGTTGACCAGTAAAACAGTTTGGGGTGTTGTGGCTATGATCGGCGCAATGGTGGCTAAAAAGTACGGTTACGAACTGGATGCCGAGGGACTCACCACAGAGTTGATTTCAATGGCCGGTGGCGCACTCGCTATTTATGGCCGAGTTGTGGCCTCCGGTCCCATTGCGGCCAAGTGATGGAATGGGGCGCGGTTATCGCGGGGCTTGTCACCATTGCAGGGCTATTGGTCAAGGCATGGCTGGCAAGCTCCCCACAACGAGCTAAAGAGGCGTCAGATGATAAAGTCCAGCAGGGTAGGAATGATATTGTTGACGGCAATGTTGGTGCTGTCTCTCAGCGCATTGACGGGTTGTGTAAGGACTCCGGTAATAGTAATGCCGGAATCCCAAGTACAGAGGATTTTGAAAGGCGACTCCGCAAACTTTGACGGGTATGTTTTCACCACAGGTGCGGCGATTAAACTACTCGAACGTGCCGAACGGTGCGCTGAATAAGTAACCAATTACAATAACGGTTCCCTGGCTGACTCCCAGGCATAGACCTGCCCTATTGACGTGACCCTCCGCACTCAATAGGGCACTTTTTTTATCTGCTGTCTCTTTTTTTAACACAATGTAAAATTATTTGCTTGCAATGTAAAATTATTTGCTTTATAACCACATCAAGTTGAAACAAAAGAGGGGGTGATTAAGTGGAAGAATTAGAGCAGTTGATAGGAATATCGGTGAAGTTGCCAGCAGACAAACACGAGCAGTTCAAAAAGGTAGCTGATGAAAGCGGTATCAGCATGGCCTCTTTAATCCGCAACATGATTTATCTCAGGATTGACGAGCATGAGGCGAAGAAGGATTAAATTAAAATTAGATATGGAGGGTTTATGTCAACAGGACCTAGAAACAGGAGTTTGATTAGTGCAATGGCAAGTTTACTAGCGGCAACGTCTATGCCCATGGTCGGTAATGTTCTTGAGATTAAAGACTCGTCTATAAAGCCGGTCACTTCGATCAAACTCCGTAGCATGTCGATTCAAGATTATGCCCGTTATAAAAAGAGTTGTGGCCGTGGCAAGCGTAAAAAGAACCGGCTGAACTTTGCCAAGGCCGCGAAGTTTAAAAGGCGTAAATTGACTTAACTTGTTATTCGTTACTGAAATTAAATCCAAGGAGCGGATATGCGGGGGATACTGTCAACAGGAGAACCACAGGACATCATCACAGCAGAGCGGCGGCTTGCGTGTAGCGTTATTTGGTCCGGTATTCTCGACATGATTTCGAACCAACCGGCAAAGCGCAAAAAGGAAACTCCGCATGTCCATAACAACCGTTGCGGGAGATAGGAGAACAGGAAAGAAGCCGCTTATGATTTCCTTACAGGTCAGACCGCTATTGGCCGTTACTGGTTTGAACTGGCAGGGGTTGAGCCAATGGAGGGGAAACCGTTGGAGATTAGGGAATACCTCAGAGATAACATTGAAAAATGCGGAATTAAGACACTTGGGGAGCCGGTATAAAGGGGGGAGCATGGGACGCATACACGCTGCAACGCTGGAAGGTTCGAAACGGCTGCAAAGGGTAGCATACATGTTGTCAGATTACCGGGAGTACACAACTCGGCAGATCGTCAAACAAGCTGATGTGTGCGCGGTTAATACCATTGTTCAGGAATTGCGAGAGAACGGGCTTAATATCGCTTGTCGCTGCATAACGCGAGGCGTGTATGGGTACACTATGCAAAAGAGGGGGGTGCTGTGAGAGAGGCAATCAGAACAACCATAGCAGGCGCGGTGTGGATCACACTTATGTACCTTGTGGTGACGATATGAAAAGGGACAAATTACAGGATGCACTAGCCGAGGGTAGCGCGTGGCTGATTGTGTTCATCATTTTGCTGATACTGTTCGGCAGATAGTAATTAAACGGAGGAAAACGTGGGAAACGAGATAACAACGATAGAGACAAAAGCCGTCACGCCTATGGACCTGATTGCCAGGGCGCAAGCGGCTAATGCCAGCATAGAGCAGATGCAGCAGCTGTTCGACTTGCAACTACGGTATGAGGCTAATGAGGCGCGTAAGTCGTACAATGAAGCAATGGGCAATTTCAGGGAACTTTGTCCAGCTATTGATCGAGCGCGGAAAGTGGCACATAACAATACTAAATTCGCTGGCCTGTCCGAATCCATCGAAGTAATCAAACCATTTCTTTCAAGATTCGGTTTATCCCATCAATGGAAGACAAAACAGGAAGGGCAGCAAATAACGGTTGAATGCACCGTTACTCACAGGCTAGGGCATTCAGAATCAACATCACTGACTGCTGGACCGGACAAAACGGGAGGTAAAAACGATATTCAAGCTATCGGCTCTACAGTGTCATATCTCGAACGTTACACACTCTATGCAATACTTGGTCTTTCATCACGTGAAATGGACGATGATGGCGCAGGTGCTGGTAAAAAAGAAGAGGTCGAACTAATTTCAGAGCGTCAATATCTTGACCTGCTGGCTTTGATTGCCGAAGTTAAGGCCGACGAAGCTAAGTTCTGCACTTTTTACAAGGTCAATAATGTTGCCGAGCTTCCGGCGGCTAAATATGTCAGTGCCGTCAAAGGGCTGGAAATGAAGAGGGGGGCGTGATGGAAATTTCAATAGTACCGAATGAGTTGGTGGTAGTAGCAGGGCTTAACCCTGTTGATGTGTTCACAGGGAAAGATGGCGTCGAGAAGATACTTTCCGACATTGAATCAAAGGTAGCTGCGTTTGTACCGGACACTTCGACTGTCAAAGGACGTAAAGATATAGCTTCACTCGCTTACAAAGTCAGTCAATCAAAGGTTGTGCTTGACGATCTGGGAAAGGGGCTTGTTTCAGATTGGAAGGCGAAATCCGCCCTTGTTGATGCCTCCCGTAAAATAGCCAGAGATAGGCTTGACGCGCTGAGAGATAAAGCAAGATTGCCACTCACTGAATGGGAAACTGCCGAAGAAATCCGTATCGCTGCTGAAAAACTGGCAAAAGAGATTGAAGATGCACACGAATCAGCATTGACAGAACATGCCTTATGGTTACGGGCAAAAGAGATTGAGAAAAAAGAGGCCGAACTCGCTAAAATTGAATCGGAACGATTAGCGAAAGAACAGGCGGAGCTTGAGGCAAAACTGGCGAAGGAAGAAGCAGAAAAGGCGGAAGCCGCCCGTATTGCCAATGAAGAACGT